CCAGTTGTGAAACCACGAGACTTGGGGAAATCCTGAAACATCTTGGCCGTTCCAGGAGCTAGACCGCCGGTAGAATAGGAGTAATCAGTTTTAGTCACTATTGCCTCCAGACGTTTGCGCTTCATCTCCGTAATGAAAGAAGCGTCTGTGCCCGGACCTTTACCTGTACGAGCTCCAGTGGTTGGGTCTACACCCGTATTCAGTTGTACTACAGACATCGGCATTTATTTACTGTGCGGGAAAAGTAATGGACATCAAGGCTTTCCAAGATAGTCGTCAGGCGGAATTAGACGCATTTCTAGCAAACTATGCTACCCTGAAGACAAAGTATTCAGCTGCTTTGTCGGCAGCAATAGGAGAACGAGATTCGGGGCAACAGGTTATTCTAGTACAAAAAGTTCTTGATGCAAATACCCAACTAACCGCTGCGGTTCGGACTATTTTGGGGTCGTTATCGTCATCTACTTCAGACATAGATACTGCGACTTTAAATCAACTCACTGCAGACCTTGTGAAATATCAGCAGGACTTTTTGACGCTGCAGCAGTCTACAGATAAACTACAAACGTTAAAAATGATTCAGAATACAACACAGAGTGATTTGCAGCGGGCATTAACACTCTATAATGTATATATTTTAGCACTGTGTATTCTTTGTGTTATTGTTATCATTCTAGCAATACGTGCAGCATGGACTGGTGGTATTTTTGGAGGTATAGTTCGTCGAATCAAAAATACTGTAAGACCACAATAACTCCCAGTAATACACTTATCGCAATGAGTTTATCGGTATAATTTAGGGGAGGTTGAGGAATAGGTAAACGCATTTGAGCAGCAGTTACTTTATCACGTTCTTCGTGGATTCCTTCTACTAAGTTCCCTAGCCCAGCTTGGTTCTGGCGAAAATGAGTTATGGCGTCAGCTCCCATCGCATCATGAATAGTTTGGTTCGCACTCACAAGTTCCTTCTTTTTTGCTGTGATAATGTTATCAAGTCCCTCTTTAGCTGACTCATACGCTTTCTTATATGAGTCATTTCCAGTAAGTTTGTACTGCAAGTAATTATCATGGTAGCTGCTACTTAAGGTTGTTAGCTGGCTATCCATTTGTTGTTTCCGCGACACAAATTCGCCAGCGTTTGTTCTCTGCCGTAGTTTCACACATCCCAGTAACTTCAACTATATCGCCCGGTCGAGCACCAAGATACTTGGCCATAGCATCCTGTGAGAGAATACGGGGAAACTTGGTAAAATCGGGAAACTTCTTTGCGAGAGTACTGCGTTCAATATCGTTGATAATTCGTTGCTTCGGAACAAGCTGGTGCTTTGAAATATTGAAGTAGAGGCTAGCCATAAGAAACACTTGGACAAGCGAGTTCTCGCGTTCGGAGATATGATTTACCAGTGTACTCAAAACCTTCTCGCTAATCGGTGTCTCGCTAATAATGATAGTCCCTGCGCTATAATTGTTCTCCTTTGCGAACACAATAAAGTTGCTCAAATCATTCGTAGACACGCGGGTCTTCGTGCTATAAATAATCAGCATACCTCCAAAATTGTACATCTTCGTCTCATCTGGTGCGGGCGTTACGGGTTCAAACGTATCACCCTTTAGCCCACGGTCTGTGAGCATCTCTCTCAGAGTCTTGAAAATGCGGTCGTCCATTGTCTTTAGTATTCATAACTACGAAAACGTCATTCCATTTTTACGCTCTAATTATAAATGAGCAACTGGGCATTCCTTGCTATTCTAGCTGGACTGGTACTTGTCTATGTCCTACTTTCTCGAACGAAGGAGGGGTTCGCCCTTGAGTTTGTGGACCGGTCCAATGAGAAGCGCACAGATGCTACCCGTGCGTCATCGTACAACCAGGAAACAAACCATTTTAAACCGACTGTACCTCTTGCCGAAGCTACACCCGGTGTACCAACGCCCTACCGCGTGAACATGTTTGATTCCTATATTCCCGCTTAAGCGCACCGGGATTAGGAACAAAAAAGAGTATGCGAAAGACCATTTGTTTAAATATGATAGTCAAGGACGAATCACACGTTCTTGAAAAAACATTGGAAAATCTATGTCAGCATATCACCTTCAATTACTGGGTTATATGTGATACTGGATCTACAGATGGAACGCAAGATATAATCGTGAATTTTTTCAAGACGAAAGGCATTCCGGGAGAACTTGTACAGCATGAATGGCGAGATTTCGGTCATAATCGTACCGAAGCTCTTCGTGCAGCATACAAGAAGGCCGATTACATCTTTATTTTCGATGCGGACGATACCGTTCACGGAAAGCTTGTTATTCCCCCCTACCTAGACAAGGATTTTTACAAGTTTCAGTTTGGTTCTGGGTTCACATACTACCGTCCACTTCTCGTTACTGCGCAGAAGAAAAGTAAGTTTGTTGGAGTACTTCACGAATTCTTGTCTCTAGAGGAAGGAGTTCCTTCGGAAGGTGTTATTGAAGGAAGTTACTTTGTGGATTCGGGAAAGACTGGTTCACGGAGTCGGGATAAGGATAAGTATTTGAAAGACGCCACAATATTGAAAAACGCGTATGCGAAAGAAGTAGAAACGGGTGGTGGCTTGGCGAATCGGTATGCGTTTTACTGTGCCCAAAGTTTCAAGGATTGTAATCGTATTGATGACGCAATTGAATGGTATACTCTAGTTGCCGACAAACTTAATTCGTGGGTTCAGGAAAGGTATTATTCATGTTTGATGCTTGGAAATCTCTACAAGACTAAGGATAATTTTGAGAAGTCGTTGGAGTATTTCTTAAAAGCTCAGCAATTTGACCCAGACAGGTCGGAAGGTACGATTTTCGCAGCCGAACTCCTTCATCAGCGGGGACATCATTATTTGGTGACGTTGTTGTATGAATCAAATAAGAAGTACAATAAGGATCCTCAAGATAAATTGTTTTTGTACCGTGATTTCTACAATGATATTTTGGAATATAATTGCAGTTTGAGCGCATTTCATTGTGGAAAGCGAGACTTAGCTTACTCGTGTATCAAAACTATCATTCTAAATTCTATTGCGAATCAGGGAATCCTAAAGAACTGTTTTTACAATTTGCGAGCACATGCTCGTGAACTGAACGCTGACCCTGATACGTTTGGGTTGTTCAATATGATTTCGTACTTCCTTCAGTCATGTGATGGCGATACAAGGGAACTATGTGTTCTTTGGAATATCCTGTTTTCTAAACACCGCGCTATTCTTACTGCACCTTCCAAGTTTAAGTGTGCAGACAATACTCGACCCAAAGTGTTTCTTTCTATGACGTCATGTAAGCGTCTCGACTTATTCAAGGAAACTGTGAATTCCGTCCTTAACTGCTGGATGGACGCGAATAAAATAGATTACTGGTTTTGCGTGGATGATAATTCGTCAAAGAGTGACCGGTCTAGCATGCAAAAATTGTACCCTTGGATGAAATTCTACTTGAAAACTCCACAAGAAAAGGGACATCGTGAAAGCATGAACATAATTTGGAATAAACTTAAGGAACTCAAACCGAAATACTGGATACATATGGAAGATGATTTTCTGTTTTATATTAAGAAACCCTATGTATCTGAAGCCATGAAATTCCTAGATACGCACAGTGATATTAAACAAGTGCTTTTCAATCGAGCATATGCTGAAACAATTGAGCAGGTTGATATGCGAGGATACGACCCTATCTCGCCAGGATTTGTTGTTCATGACCATAAGCAAGGCAAGTTTCCATACCCCAACTGTCACTACTGGCCACACTACAGTTTTAGACCCAGTATGGTTTGTGTAGACGCGATTTTGGAGCTTGGGAATTACGATAGTCCGAACACATTTTTTGAAATGGATTATGCTATGAAATGGACATCGCGAGGATACAAGTCTGCGTTTTTTGATTTGATATGCTGTCGCCATATTGGGCGACTCACGTCGGAACGGAATACTGGTAAGGTTCAGAACGCGTATGACTTAAATGGGGAAAACCAGTTCAATACAACAAAATCAATGAAGATTCTGAATTTGAAGCGTCGTCCAGATCGGAAAGAGGCGATGGAAAAGATTATGAAAGATGCTGGGATATCCGAGTACGAATTTGTGGAAGCCGTTGATGGAATGGCTCTAAAACCCACATCGGATCTCAAAGACCTGTTTGAAGGCAATGATTTTGGAAATCGGCGTGGATTTATTGGGTGTGCGCTAAGCCACTACAATTTGTGGAAGGCTCTGCTTGCCGACAAATCAAATACCCACTACGTTATCTTTGAAGATGATGCTACATTGATTCCAGAGTTCAAAGATATCTATGAATTGCTAAAGCCAGAGTTTCCAAAGCACGAGTATCTACTTTTGGGGTATCATATGTACAGTGCGAATCGTGACGCCACGAAAGATACGTATGTTACTCTTAAAAACAAGGAAATCACAATTGGAGATATGCAGAATGACCTGAATGTTGGAGGAACGTTCGCGTACTCTATTAACAAGAAGGGTGCGCAAACGCTAGTTGATTATATTGGTAAGCATCGTATTCGCCACGGGATTGATTATGTTGTAAAGGTTTGTCGGGATTTGAAGTGTACGGAACTAAGGCCACAAATTGTATTTTCGGAGTGGTGTGAGAAGGTTGGGAATACGGTTGACTCAGATATCCAGAAAAACACAGATTGTCTTGATTTCAGCAATGTAATTCCTGCTGTAGACTTTGAGTTTATTCCGGGATTTGACCATATTGGCGATGATATTTATTATCAAGCTATCCCTCTTGAGAAAATGAAGCGTCTAGCCATGGATGACCCACAATGTATGGGGTTCAATACCCTTGGGTTCTTTAAAAATAATATCGACCGAGCTGCACTTACTACATCTCCATACTTTGGTCAGAATGATGGAATTTATATCAAGGTGTTCAATACTCCAACACAGTCCGAACCGGAAACATCGGGAAATACCATAAAAGTCAAAATGATTTGTAATTGGTCATCATCGAAAGATTTTGTGAATGCATTTCCCACAAAATATCCAGTACCAGGTCTAGAGCTCACATCGCGAGACGATGCGGATTATTTTGTTATTGTGAACTTACCAACGAAAGCCGATGAATACCATGACCCTAAGAAGACGATAGTTTTGCAGATGGAACCTTGGGTATACGATGATGCAAAACCGTGGGGTGTAAAGACCTGGATGCCCGAATGGAGAAATCCAGACCCCAACAAGTTTTTACATTCTCATACTTGCCGGCGATTCTTGAATCCTGCAGCGTGGACTCTTGGCGGTGATTTAACTACATTTCCACCGAAACGCTCAAGTGTAGCACTAATATGCAGTGACCAACTAAAGGATACTGGGCACCAACTTCGTGTTAATTTTGCAAAATTGTTTCCTGATTTAGTTCGGGTGTACGGTAAGTGCAACGCACATTCCCTGAGTTCCTACGTTGGTACTGTGCGTGACGAAGACAGGTATAATGTGTATGGAACCCACAAGTATGTGCTAGCTGTAGAGAACAATTCCGAAGTCAACTATGCAACGGAAAAGATTTGGGAGCCAATAATATGTGAATCTTTGACCTTTTACTGGGGATGTCCGAATTTAGAAGAGTATATCGATCCTCGGTCATTTGTACGACTTCCACTTGAAGATCCGGCCGAAGCTGCGCGTATTGTGAAGCAGGCTATTGACGAAGACTGGTGGTCCCAGCGTATTGACGCAATCAAGTCAGCAAAAAGGGTGATTATGGAAAAATATGGAATGTTCCAGATTATTTCAAATGTTATTCAGAAACACGCTAACAAGAAGCCTGAAACGTATTATAGCCAGGATGGTCAAGATATGTATTTGGATACCAATGTATTCAAGGGGTTTAAGAACGGAGTGTTTGTGGACGTAGGTGCAAATAATGGAGTACATATCAACAATACCCTTTTCTTTGAGACTAATCGTGATTGGACCGGTGTGAATATTGAACCTATAAAGGCGGTATATGATAAACTGGTAAATAACAGACCAAACTGCATAAACTTGAATTGCGCCGTAAGTAATTCCGATGGCGATGCAGAGTTTATTTGTAATGAAGGATATACTGAAATGATTTCAGGACTTAAAGACCAATTCGATCCTCGTCATGCGGAAAGACTAAAAAATGAGCTCTCTCATTATGGAGGAAATAGTACACTGATTACAGTCCCAACCAAACGGCTAGACACCATCCTACATGATGCAGGTATTAAACACGTACATTACCTGAGTGTAGATGTTGAAGGCGCAGAATTTGAAGTTATAAAATCCATCAATTTTGATAACGTGTTTATTGATGTTATCGGGTTTGAAAATAATTATAATGATACTAGTGTTCCAATCATTGATTATTTGATGGAAAGAGGGTATTCGATAATCCATAAATCAATGGATATTTTCATGAAACATCGCGACTCGAAGTTTTAAATTGTTAGAATAGTCTTTTCTTTAGGATGGTCCGGCAAAGTTCCGGCTGCTCGATGTTCCTGAACAGTATTCCAAATAGCCCGGAAACTTTCTAAATTTGTAGGTAACCATGTGCGGTCGCGAGGAACAGTAGTGAGACGGTACTTCTCAAATACCCAATATACGGTAGCCCACCACTCAGTTTCTAAATTCGGCATCATCTCCTTGCGCCAAGTTTGGACGTCCCGTTTATCATCAATATCTCGATATACAACTCGACCATTCTCAGCAACCGCGAACCACGATTTATACTGAGCAGTGGACTCTTCCCACTCAGAATAGTTCACTTCACGGAACTTCATTTCTACATAATCACACTCGTCCAAATCTGTGCATTCCAACTGCAACTGCATTTGGTGATAGTACGTTGAAGGAATTGGCGTGTCGTTCGAAAATTCTCGAGAAATAGGACACTTGAATTCTACAAGTTTTCCGTACCTGAAATCATTCTTGTCGGCAGTAACTAGAATACCGTCAGGTGACGCTCCGAGAAACGGATGGTCTCGATGAGGAATACATGTCGTATCCATGATTTGAACTCCACCCTGGATGTAGGTGCAATAAATATGTTTAGCGATTGGTTCGAGACGCGTACCCCAAAGCAGAGCCCGCGCACCGAATCCAGAACTTGCTGGTCGAGGTAGTAGTTTGGTCATTACGATTTCATGCTTGAGCGCAGGAGATGCATCATGAACAGCCTTGTAAATTTCCGAAGCAGTCAACATTTCTCCACGTTTAGTGTGCCATGCGTCGGTACGCTGGTCATCGTGACCGTACAGAAACAGAATCTGTTCAACCTTATCCATTCCCAAATCCATTGTTTATGTTCGTATACTATGTGTATTAAACCCGTTTTCAGGGTACATCCCGATTTAGAACAAATGCAGGAAATCCAAAGCCAAGAGCAATGGGTTCTTTTTCGTCTTGAACGGTTTTACAACGATAAAATAACTGAACGTGTACGTGATATCCTTACGGGGAAATCTAACCTTTCTCTTCGTCTTATTGACTGGTTTGTGACCAATTATGCGAAGAAGTACAATATTTCATATATGACGAAGGCACAGAAGCACGTGATTGTCTATTTATCCTACAAGTCTCATCTCAAGGCGTACAGCAAAAAGATGTTCGATCCATTCTGTCGGTGGAAGCGTATTAAGTTTCATGGTATGGACACGACAGTCGGACAGCTGAATTTTTTCGAGTGGGCATTGACGGATGAAGTTCTTGATTATCTGGAAACAAATCGGGATACTGTACATGCTGATATGGAAACTCGGCTACACGAACCTAAAGATACAGCCGATGGCCCAAAACGCAAACGTCACGAATTGTCGCATTCTGCTACGAAGTCTATGACCCGTCACGATGTGCGTGTAACTGTTAAGTTTGATTAACTCTTTCAAGAACAAATGTATTCTAATCTAATTCCCAACTATGTTTACCGAGATATATCGGAAGACATAGCTGACCACGATGACGATTTTGAGGCAGAAGAATGGAGTTACAATGGTCGTGACGTATTTCGCGGTTCATTGGATAGGTCGTATAAGTGGAATGTGTATTGGCTCTACGACGAAAACTTGAAACGTGTAGGTCTTGCTGAACACGACCCTGAAAATCCGGCGTTGTTTCATTCTCTGTGGTTTGAAACGAACCCATTCGCTACACTTTTACAAGAACGCGGTTGGGTATCTAAAGGTGCAACATTATGGGCGCTTCTTTCGAATGAAGCATACCAAGATTGTCTGGAAGATGACTTCCGAACTGTTATCGACAAAACACTCAATTCCAATATTCGTTTAATGACTCCCGAAATGATCATAACCCTTCCTGAAATTTATGCATGCTCCAAATGTGGAAAAAAAACCCTTTCGGCGCCAAGCAGTTGCTCGGACGCGAAAGTTTTTAGTTATTTATCTCCTGATTGCTCAGTATTGTTTGTTGATGATTCGTTCATCATGTACACTGCTCCTGCAGATTCTCGTGTATGGTCTACGCTGAACCCGCACCTGCAGCCACACGACGACCACCCTTCTTCGCCGGAGCAGCAGCCGGAGCAACCTCCACCGACTGAGCAGCTACTGGAGCCTGAGTCTGAGCCTGAACCCGAGTACCACCATACTCAGAATCGTCATTCTGAGTATCCTGATGAGCCTGCTGAGTCTCATCCTCGTCCTCCACCACAGTAGGAGGCGCACCAGACTCGTCATCGAACATATCTGCAGCCGTACGGCGAACCTGAGGGAACACCTGAGCGGCCGTTAGACGCCACGTCACACCAAAGCCACCGCCAGCAATCACATAGATGCTGCCGCTGACTACGAGATTCGCCTCAACACCCTTCGGGAAGATGCTGGGCAGAGACTCGGGCGTCACATACGTTACCGGATTACGCGAGGCATCCACAATCTCGGTCGAGACGCGGTTGTCGTATACTGGAACCTTGACTCGGAAGCTGGGAGGATACTTGCCGTTCGGCACGTACTCGCCATCAACCTTGTCGGTCGAGAAGCTCAGAATACGCTTGAAGCTGTCGCGGATAGCCTCCTCCGAGCGCTTCTTGCCGAACCACTTCGCACTATTCTCTACAGCAGCCTTGATGATATGATTCTCCAGATCCGACAGGAGATTGTACAGCTTACCAATCTCGTCCGCCCCAGCAGACCGATCCTTGCCGTACGGATCGCAGCCCTTCAGCGAACCGATGAGCGTGTACGTCTTCATACCCGTATCACCCTCACGAATAAGGACACCGCCCGGGTAGCCCACGCGGGGCATGCGGATTAGTAGGCTATTACCGTTGTAGCGCATGCTAATTGGGGGATTACGACCTGCCTTACCCTGACCTACCGTAAACGTTACGTCGTTAACATTGATTGCGTTCGCGTGGATAGGACCGTTCATTCTTATTGTTGTACTCTATTTAGGTTAGAAAGGTCTAAATCCGTTTTCGGGGAAAAGAAATCAGTTTCAATGAAAAATTCGCCTAGGACATCATGTCCATCGTTGGCGTAATCACTCTCATGACTCACTCGTCATATATTGAGCGGCGTTTGTTGACGCTAGTCCTTATGTTGAGATGTTAATCGTTTATTGACTGATGCCGTATTTCATGCAACTCAGGCTATTAAATCCCAGTCTTTGTGCTTTTCAGATGGGCCCGCTTTATGCGCTGCCGGTTCACCCGTACTATTCACCGATCTATCTCAACAGACCTAATATCTACTATCTTCACTAAAAAGAATCCGTTTTTGATGAAATCACTTTTATACTTTAGAGGAAAGGAAACGAGAACATTAAATAATGGTGTTGTGTGCGTCTTGTAAGAATAAGACGAGTACAGAGCAATGTCCATCTCAAGCAATGAAGGGGTTGTTATTCTGTGGAAAACACGCGAAAACAAAAACTAGGCGGTTGTGGGCCGACGTAAATAATGGAAATCAGAAAGCTACCACAATACAAAAAATATGGCGAGGGTACTTTATTCGTCATAGATTGACGTTAGCCGGGGAAGGAGTTCTTAAACGTTTGAATTGCCACAATACGGAAGAATTGGTGACTATGGATGAAAAGGAGAAGATTCATCCTCTCGATTATTTTTCATTCCGAGAAGCAGAGAAACTCTGGTGGTTTGATGTTCGGAGTTTGTATCATATACTGAAACGGTCAGCAAAACCGGAAAATCCGTATACGCGACAGCCTCTAACTATTGAAACACGAAGACGATTACGTGATGTGTGTCGAATACGAAAGAAGTTGGCTATAGAGAATTATCACGATCCTCCCAGACCCGAGTTATTTGATACTTTGGTCAACGAGAAGTGGCTGACTATATGTCAGATTATTGAAGAGAATGGTTTTTTTGATATGAACCATATGATGTTTTGTAGCTTAAATAGGTCTCAATTGTTTGTGTTTTTAAATCTTGTTCAGATGGATATTGTAGCGTTCGCAACCGAACATTCTATACGCTCAAAAAGGTATAATTACATTCATTGGGTGAGAACGTGTTTGTCCAATTTTGAAAAGAATCGAACAAACCGTCTCCAATGTTCTTGGGCTGTTTCCAAATTACTTTTATCAATTTTGTACGACTGTCCAGAGAATTATCCCATATGTTTCATAATTGTGAGCGCCCTGACTAGATTGTGATTTAAACAGGTAAGGAGTATTGAGAGTATAACAACCGCGTTAGAAATGTCGTCTTCCAAGTCTGCCATTAAGTCAAACACGATGCCTGCTGCTAAGAAGACCGCTGTCGCTGCCCCTGCCCCCGCTCCTGCCCCTTCCGCCGCCCCGAAGACGGCTGCCCCTCGCAAGGCTGCTGCGAAGGCCCCGGCCGCTAAGGCTGAAGTCACCGTACCGGTGGTGGCTACCACTACCCCGGCCGTAGCTGTCGATGCCGGTGTGACGGAGGTTCGCTCGGCTGCCGCGATCCTAGCTGCTCTCCAGGATAACCTGAAGGCTCTCGGCACGGAGTGGACTACGCGTGTCCGCGCGCTAGTCGCTGAGGCCAGTGAGGCCGCGAAGGCGCTGAAGCGTGATGTACGCAACTCTAAGCGCCGCGTCAAGAAGGATGTCGCCGACATGACGCCCGAGGAGCGCACCCAGTGGGAGGCCCGCCGCGCGAACAACGCGTTCCTCAAGCTCCGCCCGATCACGGACGAGCTTGCCTCGTTCATGGGCCTGTCGCCCAAGTCCCAGCGCTCGCAGACGGATGTGACGAAGTTCATCGCGACGTACGTGAAGGAGCACTCGTGCTTCGACCCTAACTTCAAGCGCCGCATCATCCCCGACGCGAAGCTCGGCAAGCTCCTGCGCGTGAAGGATGGCCAGGAGGTTACGTACCTGAACCTCCAGTCGTTCCTGAAGATTCACTTCATCAAGCCGGAGGTCAAGGCGTAAACGATTTCCAGTTTAGTAAAGCTGGTGGTGGACATCGCAGGTAGAATAAAATAATAAACTTAACCCATATTTTATGAGCCAACTGGTCGCATAAAATAGTTGGTAAGAATAAATGTTTGGCTCAATTGTAGGATCGATTCTTCTGCTTTTTGGCCTAGTTGTTGTTGGATACACAATCTACAGCATGGCTGTGCACACGCCAACCACGGTAACTGCGTGGGTATTTAACTCGTTCTACATTATTGGAGGTCTCGTTATTTCCTACTATGGATACCAGACACTGTACCCTCCGCAACCCTCATTTTTGGGCGTGGCCGGTGGACGCCGCTGGTACAAGTAAATGAAAAATGGAATTAATACGCGTAACGTATAGATAAGTATTCTACCACTAATTCTAAGATGCCCCGCCACAACAGTGTTGCATCTAAGAGTAAGAGCGACGACATTGTGTTGTCGTACATAAGTGATTTGAAGGAAAAGAATGATACTGAATCGGTATATGTTGCGCGAGTCACGAAGACTCTCGGAAATGCTCGGATTCAAGTAGTTTATTCCAAGGGTCACAAAGTTTACGTTGAGCAAGTTAAGATTCCCGGTCGGTTTACTGGTCGGGCGAAGAAGGCTATGGGCGTTAGCTCTGGTTCTCTGATTCTCATTGCTGAAACTGGAGTGAATGGCGCACTTGCGCTAGAAATGATTGCGATTCTAACGCGTGAAGACCTCACGAAGATTCAAGACTATTCTGAAGTTCATCCCAACATTGTCTCTCTCGAGACTGACGCAGAGCGTCTGACTACAACCCTACTTACTGCAACAGCAGGTGACGGGTATGAGTTTGAGGCGCGCACTGAGGAAGTTGATATTGATAATGTTTAATTAATTATACTGGTAACTCTTTATCAGTCACGATGTATTCATGAGGAAGTTGAATGTATAGAATCGTACTAAAAAACGGAGTTGTTCGTCCATCAAGGACAACTGCTCTTATTTTTGAATTGTCGAATACCGAAGAGAACAGTCTTCCAAACAACTTATCTTCATTAACTGACTTTTTCACTTGGATACTACACACTTTTCCATCCCATCCACACAAGTTTCCCTTACAATCTTTCTTTGCGAATTGACCACATGGAGTACGAATCTTTGAAACAAATCCAGTTGTGCTTTTTACATCTACAAATCTCACTATCGCATCAAACCATTTGCGAAGAAGAGGCTCTAGAGTTTTACGTACAGGAGGATGGCTTCGTAATGCATCTCTCAAGTTTTTATAATCGGCGTGTTGCAGATCGTTCGATAACTGAAACATCAAAAACTCAAATACTTCAGATTCATATGAAATATTATCAGACACACCTTTCATATCTTTATCCGACTCACCAAACACTAGTTGGTCTTCACCTACTTCCTTCACTGTTTCAATAGTATCGGCTACCTGTCCAGTCCCTACTTTTTCAGGCTTGATTGGAACTCGCAGTCCACTTGTAGTCACGATTTCTACTCGTCGTCCAGCAGAATCATATAATCCATCTTCGAACTTGTATCCGACCGTAATTGTTTCTGCTTTTTTCAATAGTTCCTTTGTTTCCGCAAAGGACGGTAGTCGGTCTACATCTTCGTATCCCCATAGACGTGTATCTTCACTGTCTGGAATGGGTGAGCTGTTGAATGGAAGCACCATCTTATCGGGAATATACAGTGCCTGTCCTCGACCATACGGGTCTAAGATAACTGAATACTTGTCTTCTCCAAAAAGAACCTTTTTAACTTTCAGAGCTTGGGTATAATTGGGTATTTCGGTGGTACATGCTTCAGTTCGCATAACTCCCAACAATCTTGGAATAAATTTACGGAACGGTGGGTCTTCAAATACATTTGATTGGTACGTAAACTTGTTTTTAGAACGACGGGCTTTGCTGAGAATATCTATATCCTCATTACGCTGAAGAGCAACAATCGCACGAGTAGACGATTTAATCATTGACGAATGTAGTACACACCCAACCGTATTATTCGCAATATTTATCCTGAATACATCACACTGAAGTGCTAGAGCCGAATATTCCAAATCTTCAATAGGCGACAGCTCTTTGTTGTGAAACGCATCATCTATTCCGGAAATAAGCTCTGCTAAGTTTTTGCGCGTACTCTCATTCGGATGATCTTTGAGTTTAGTATAAATTTCTGCTGAATGCGTATCTGATTTCTTAGTCCACATCCTCAAGAACGAACATTTTAGAACGGTTTGTACAGATTCTCGTGGAGATGGAATAACTTGAGAAAGACCGAGAAACGTAGGTAGGTTTGTAGACGCATGTCCAAGACCTACACGGAAAAATCCGCTGCTATTTTCCGATATACGCTGATTATCTAGACTTTTATAGGTTTCAAGCAATCCAAGCATACGTATTAGTTCGGTACTCAATTTGGCCATACGAAATTCAGGTAGACGTTTATCGTCTTTGAACGCATAGTACTTATCCTTAATTTCCACTGATTTGTCTGTTTTTATAGTACGCGCTTTCTTGTAGCAACACGGCATATTCTTTCCATTTCCCGGAGATTGATAATCCTTGAGACCTGGGAAATTAGCTCCCGTTATTCGTTTTATCAGCGGATACTCTCGGGCATCCAATGATGTTGATGTTTGTAGTTTACCGTGACATACTGGACACTTCAAAGTATCGTCTTCAGACAAAAGCTGATCTTCGCGTAATGGAATTTCATCTTTCATGCACCAGTATTCTGGACACAGAAGTGTTCCAGTTGGATCATCTAATTCCATAATCTTTTCCTTTGGCGCAGTAGATACAGCATCGTACTTTCCATCTTCAAACGACTTGAGACGTTTCTTATCGTCTGGTGTGAACACTACGGGCTGCAGTTTCAAATCACACTTGCTCGCATAATCAGATTTTTCCACGAAAGTATCGGGGTCAAATGAACGTAGTTTATCGTGGAAGTAGTTGTATACCGTTGTCCGTTGATTGGCGACTGAAATACTTGTTTTCTTCGTTGGTTCTTCTGGTTTTTCGACCGGAACTTCTTCAGCTTCCATATCGTAGTAATCTTCTAACAAATCCGCAAAAGCATCGGTAATCACTGCATCCTCGTCAATTGCTTTTGTACTGATGACTGCAGATTCGGCAGCTATAGTTTGCATTCTAGGTGGACATATACTATCAAGGTCTTTAGAGTCTGGATTTGAAAGGATGTATCGCAGAAAGTCTGCGTATATTGTACATAACTCGGTTTCCTTGATGTATTCGATAGTCACAAACTTTGGACCGATGGTTAGTTTAGGATAATTTCGAAATAATCTGTCTCCTAATTTGTTATTCTCTTCACGTCTCGCAAACACATCCTGAATTAATGTGGACGCATGTTCGTTCGTAATTGAAAACTCTTTAGCGACCGTATTCACATCTAACGGACCTTCTTGCGACATCTGAACAAGTTTAGCTTCAACTGATGTGATTCCAAAGTTCGAATGGTCAGTGCGCAATAATGTGAATTCAGACTGTTCCTTGTTTTTTACCGCGAATATCGGGGAAATGCAATTAAAACGCAAAAGACTTAGCTCGTTAATTGGTGTATTGTACGTCATATGAATCATCATATCCTGCAGTTCCCATCTATTCAAATGAATATCTTTGAGGTCCACGAAAGGAATAATAGCATCGAATTTGTGTAGCCATTTTTCACAATCTGCTTTAATTTCATCGATCGTTTGGGTACAGGTTCGTGGACGTTCCGTAATTATAGTCATATCGACCGACGTTATAGCTATACGGTCAAAGCTGTTTTTCGATGTTCCACGATATAAAATTAGAGTAGGTCGGTTTCGTCTAGGCTTAGTTGTTGATGACCAAGATTTCCACATCTGCATATCCAAATACGGTTTCTTCGTTTTCGCATCTTCTGTAAAGAACTTGTGTCGATTAATTTCATCATTTGATGTGAACAAGGAAATGTACGGAACATCTTGTGAAACTGTAAGTCCATAAAACATTTGTTCGAATCTGGTACGTACAGCACTTCCAAAATCAGTGTCTACCCACGGAATATAGAATTTTGTGGATAATATGTGAATGTCGTTGTGCTGAGCGTCTTTTGGAAGTTTCAGTGATAATATATCAGAAACCAACTTAGAATTTTTGTGAAGGATATTTACGGATTCGTCCGATAAGGTAGCGGGCGTTATGGAACGAAGTAGAGGGTAGAAATACGTAACACCGGCTTCTTCTACTTCCTGGTCGTAAATTTTATATGCAAAATGATCGATGTTCTTTACCGAATACAAACTGGATAATAAAGTTGTGTTTTGTGGTACTGGTATTTCTACAGCCGGAATACGCGAGAGGAACTTGCTATCTCCATTCAAAGGCATAATAAACGATTTCAATTCGGAGACTCCTAAGATACGGTATTCTGCGAAGGTACTTGCCGGGGCAAACAACTCTTTAAGTTTGGAAGGGTATTCTGACCATTCTTCAATAGTGTATGGTTCAAAGGCAACTTTCGTGTTTGGAAATCGGTAGTTTGTCTGGTACTCTTCAAACACAGACTTTTCTATCGTTCGACCATTGTAGGAGAGACGATGAAATAACCCTGTCCACGTTCGAGGGTCGGACTTATAGTAGTCTTTGGGAAACTTCACACTCACTAAAATGTACATACGGTCAGGATGACTGTTCGCCGAAGTCGCCACTTGTTCTCTGACCGTTTCAATAGTATCATCTTCAAAAAAGGAGACGCTGTGTCTCTCTTTTGAAGTTATGTTCACAAGCTCTCGTCGCTCCATCTTATTCATAAGACCGCAATTTTGTATTCAATTATATCGGGCTGTCTGAAATGGACATTCCGCAATAGGAAACAGGAGATTTAGAGTAATTAACTGGAGTATAGATTCCCACTCCAACAGCATCGTGGAGAATCTTCTTGAAATTTGTCCAGAACTCTGGAGTATGACCAATTGTTGTAGTCATAAGGTGAGACATCTCATGCAAGATAACGAACATCACGGTATTCGCGTCTACCAATTTGTATGGTTCAATCTTTTCACGCATACACACAACAATCTTCTCACCCTTGTTTTCAGAATAAGACGTGGAATCCGCATGAATATCGTTCTCACACATATTTTCTGGCTTGAACCGTTCAAGAAGAACCTTTGTTCGAGGATCGGCGGCGGACGCTGGGTCTTCGCGATACTTCGTCATCAATTTATCCAGATTTTTTCGGATATCAGCCATTAATTCGCACGCTTCCTGCTTATTTGGAAGATCCTGAACCTTGTAGACACGCCCATCCTTCGAACTTTTTACTTCCTGTATATTTCCTACACTTCGCGTAGATGCATATGCGAGTGCAACGCCCGCACCAAGTAGTGCAGCTGGCCACATTATTAGTTGTTCTGAATTGTTTTTGCTATCAACTACTTGCACCATATCATTCCCCAGTCAACTTTAGGAGTTGTTGCTAGTAGCTTATTCTTCAATGTATTCGCATCAAAATACTGTTCTGGATTCGGTCTGAATGTATAATTGTCCTGCATCTGCAAATAGAAATTTGCGAATCCTAGTGTGGATAAATGGTCAATACACTTAAACGTTATATCATTCACTTCACTGGCCCATTCAAAACATAGGTGATTTACTTTTTGACTTAGGGATGATATACAACTATATTCGCCACCTTCAACATCAATTTTAATAAGTTCAGGAATTCCATACGTTTCAATTAACTTATCAATAGTTATAGTCTTACACCTTATTTCCCGGTAAGGTTTTCCGAAAAACCGAGAATTGGGGCTTGTTAGCCATTCTTTATTTAAAGTTGATAGCACATCATCGTAGTCTGCATGATAGAATACGATATCGTTACCATCATTGTTGCATACAGCAAAATTTAGTGGTATGATTTTACTATTATTTCGTACATTAGCGCACAATTTATTAAAGGTAATAGAAGATGCCTCTACCGTTATAATTTTGTCGGCAGTATGCACATTCTCTATTGCCCAACAACCAATATTCGCACCTATATCAAAGTACATTTAAAACTATATGTGAGATATAGCTTTAAATATAAAAATGGATTGTTTTTGGTCAGAATAGTGTATATTGCCCACAGCTTTGTACTCAGTAACATGAAACACTGTGGTGCTTCCGTTGACGGTAAACGGCCTTTGGGAAAACCGAAAAAACGTAGGAGACGTTTCTCTAATGTGCAAGACTGAATTCATCGTTTGAAGATGATATCATATCTGCATGCGAATGGAGTTTTTTCCTTTAAGCGTCCAGGCCACGCTTGAAGGGGTTAGGGGCAATCGTGGTGTTGAGGAACGGGCCGACCTTCGCCTGGGGGTTGGGGTTCTCCGAGCGGATATCCCACGAGGCATTCCGGTTCGTCTGCGAGACACCAGCCACCGCCGTATTGGTGTGCGAGCCGGCATCTAGGAAGTTCTGGCCCTTGAGGTCACCAACCGCCGCAGGGTTCACGGCAGCCCAAGACGCACCAATCGTTCCCTTGGGTAGGAGTTCGCCAGCACTCAGAGTCGTTTCCGAGTACGTGGACTGGGAAGCAGGGTGACGACCCTGAACATCTTCCGTGGGCTGGGCATTACCGCCCGCCGCGCTTACGGGCTTTCCGTACGGGCCAGAATCCGATAGAGGTCCCTGTACGCCGAGGCTGTCGGTGAGCTTCTCCATACCTTCTCCAACAACCGCCTTCGCCGATGAATAATTACTTAGCAGCCACGCAACCACTACAACGCCACCGAGGGCAAGAAGGAGCTTCGTAGTCTGTCCCTTCATCTTGTTGTTTGATATGAAGTGAATAAAAAATTCGGCTGTTTTTCAGATGGAAAAGCACAAGGTAGAGCAAGATGGCGAATGACCCCCTTCAATACTTCTCGTCTCCGGAATTTCAGGCGTATTTTGAGAAAAATATACTGAGACCAATTCTTTCGAAGGTCTTTCAGTATTTATATCCATACATTGTCGCACTAACTCTTCTGTGGGTAATCATGTTCCTCTCAATCATCATTATTCTTGTCCTGCTTTTCAGAGCTAAGAGTTGAGGATTGTGGATCGGGATACAGGACTTCGATAATATCTGCTCGGCGCATACTCCACACCTTGGGAATACCCTTGGCTTTCGCTTCTGCTTGAAGCTCCTTCAAAGTCTTCTTATCCAATATCATCTTGTCGGACAACTTCTCCATAGACAGAATCCTGATAAGCTGTGCGCGAGACATAACGTAATAATGCTTAATTTTCGGGTTGTGTACCTTCGCCTCAGCCTTTAGTTCGGTTATCGACATTGTGTGATAGTTCATTTTGATACTCTTTTTTCAAGTATAGCCCGCTAAATCCGTTTTCAGTTTTTGGTCCTTAATAGTAATGGATATAGTCATTGTTTCAGTTGTGACTCTTGTGTCGGTGGGCGCAAGTTTGTACATGTACGCACTCAGCAATATCCAAAAGTTGAAAGCCGACTGGCCACTGTATCGGTGTAATCCTGCATATATGCCTTTAGCTGGTCTTGTTGGTGAAGATCCGTTTGGTAATTTCACCGACTGTACGATGAAGAATTTCCACGATTATACTGGATTTGTGATGGACCCAATCATGAGCCAGTTTTCTCAGATGACCGATATAGTCAGTGGAATCGGTGGAGCAATGGATTCTATGCGTTCGATGATAAGTGATACACGTAGCGGGTTCTTGGGAATTGTTGGGATGGTGTTTGGAAAAATTCAGAATTTGATGAGTCAGTTCCAGTACATTATTATTCGTATGCGAACTCTGCTCGCACGTGTTATTGGAATCATGATGTCGTTCATGTACATTTTCTATGGCGGAATGGATACCGGTAAATCTGTTATGAATGGTCCGGTCGGACAAACTATGAACTTCCTGTGTTTTGACCCGAACACTCTTCTCAAATTACAGAATGGGACAGAAGTTCGAATGCAGGATATCCCTCTTGGGTCTATATTGGAAAACGGCAGTACAGTCACATCCTTGTATACGTTGGACGGAACTGGCGTATCAATGTATAATTTATATGGTGTTGTAGTCAGTGGAAACCATCGGGTATTAGTGGGTAAGAGCCCAATCCAAGTTTCGCATCATCCCGATGCTGTACCTGCACCAGAGCTTCGACGACTCTCTTGTCTGAATACGAGTACACATACTATACGTATTGGACACGTTGTATTCATGGACTTTATTGAAACTACGAAACCAGTCTTTTTGGAAGTCCGCAGGAATCTTACCGAATTACACTATAATGGTTGTGTATCTCCACACAATATGATAAAGTCCCCCACATCGTCGTATCCAACTGGCCTTACACGGGAAACGAGAGTATTGCTCAAGAATGGTAGAGCAGAACGTATAGACAATATTATTGTTGGTGATGTACTCGATACTGGCGAACGTGTGCTGGGAGTTGTTGTACATAATGGGAACAATACATATTATGGAGAAGTAGAAAAGGGTATTACGGCTCATCCTTGTTGCTGGGTCTTTGAAGATAGGCATGTTCGTACAGTAGAATCGTACCAGCGTATCGCAAAACAAGTTGAGACTATGCAGTTGTTCAATTTAATCACGGATAGTTGCATGTTTCCCGTAGTGTCTGATTCGGGAAATAGGTATCTCGTGCTAGGCGAGCTGGAAATAACGCACTGGTTTTTCGAACGATTTAAAAATAGGTACTTAACATCAGTAGCATGATTCTTGTTTTAGCGGCAACGTTCGCATCATTAATTGCGATTCTGGTTGCTCATGGGATGGGGTCATGGGAAAAGGTAAAGGCAAACTGGAACGATTACCGGTGTAATCCGATGTATATGCCGGTTGCCGGGTTTGTTCGACCAGATATCGATACCGGA